CGACGGCAGAATAGGAAACTCGCACACAGATGTACCCGGGCACGATGGAAGTCTTGGTTACGGAGGTAAGTGCTTTCCAAAAGATATTAATGGATTTATTAAATATTACGAAGACAACGACATCGAACCAACAGTGATGTCTGCAGCTTGGCAAAAGAATCTAGAAGTTAGACAAAACCACGATTGGCTTAAAATTGAAGGGGCCACATCAAATAATAAAGGAGATAAAAATGAGTGATACACAAACTTATAAACTTTCAAATCAGGCATTAGGAGCAGTAATGATGGCTTTACAGGAATCCCTGTTAAATCAGATTGACATTGTTCCAATTCTAAAGGGCTTTGAACTAGTAGAAACAAACGATGGGTTAACAGTAACAAATCCGCCCACCGTGCGTGTTTCAAACGACAAAGAAGTAGACGAAAGCGATTTGTTAAACATGGTCGAGTAAATGCCGCGATACAACTATAAATGTTCTAGTTGCGATGTGGAAATGATTATCGTCCATTTGATGGATGATAAAATAGATTTCTGCACAAGTTGTCAAGAGTTTGGTACAATGATAAAGCTACTAACAATTCCTCTTTATAAAAGTAAAGCCACTGCTCCTGAAAAAGCCGGCGAAACAACAAAAGAATATATCGAAGCAAATAAAGAGATTTTGTTGCAACAGAAAAAGAACGCTAAACGAGAAACTTATGAGCCGACTTGAAATTATTTTATCAAGCATCCTAGTACTTTCCTTTATTTTTAATGTGGGGGTGTTTGTATATGCTCGCTCTGCAATAGTAAGATTGTTATGGGTTGCAGAAGAATTAGGGGATCTACAAAATATGGTCTCGTCATTCTCAAGTCATATTCAAGTTGTTTATGAAACAGACGCCTTCTATGGAGATGAAACCTTAAGAGGCTTAGTCGAACACGCACGCTCGTTTGATGAACAATTAGAAACATTTGAATACGTATATTCGCTAATAGAAAAGGAACCCACTGAAAATGACAACGACGCAGAACCCGCCAGCGACGCCGATGATCAAGACGATCAAGAGACGTAAAAAAAGAACTAAAAACCACTATTTTACACAAGAACACGAAGATGCCATAGTAAGATATTCACAAACACAATGTGTTCGAGAAAGAACAGAACTTTATGTGAAACTTATACAACCAGCATTTGATCAAATGGTCGATAAGATAGTGTTTACTTATAAATTCACTAATTTACCAAATTGTGATTCACTAAGAGATGAATGCAAAATTTGGTTAATGACGATACTTGATAAGTATGATCAGAGTAAAGGATCTAAAGCTTTCTCTTATTTTTCTGTGATTACAAAAAATTGGTTTATTCATAAAGTCAAACGTCAACAAAAAAGAAACAAAAGAGAGATTGATTATGATAACATCTCTAAGTCATATGAGCAAGAATATTTATCAACAAACGATTCTTACCTTTCAACAAGAGAAGAAGAAGAATTCTGGAGTTCATTTTACCAGGAGATGAAATCTTGGGACGAAACGCAAATGAAAGAAAACGACTTAAAAGTTTACAAAGCGATAGTTGTTCTATTTGAATCAAAAGAAGATATCGAAATTTTTAATAAAAAAGCTATTTATCTATATCTGAGAGAGCTTACTGGGCTCAACACAAAACAGATCGTTAATTCTTTAAAGAAGTTTCGAAAGAAATATTATTCTTTTAAGGGAGACTGGGAGGGTGGAGTACTGTGAGTGACGGGAAAATAGATACATTGATTACTGAAGCATTAGACAATATTCGAAACGATCGGAAGATTGCGAAAGAGTTTTTAAACGAAATCGCAAATCAGATAGCTAATGACTCAGAGCAAAACAAGTATTTAAGTCCCGTCGCCGCTAAGCACATCGAAACGATGCAAAGGTCCAACGAACAACTAGTAAAAATCATTAATTTGAAACAGAAAAGTACAGTTGGCACCATAGATTTAAATCAAAAAGAAAAAGATGAACTATTTGATCTGATACAAGGGGATCTCAATGGCGCAGAATAGAAGAGCAGTGAACCCAGACGTCTTTACTGATGCCCAGGGCGCCCAAGAATTAGAAGCCAATGCTCTAAGAGAGTCCTTGTCCTACGATGCCTACGGCGATCAAACAGAATTTTCTGTTATTGTATTAACAAAGCCGATCCCCCAAGCCCCCGCCGACGCCGCCGCTGTTTTTACGGGCGCTAATGACACCTGGAACGATAGCACTCTTGAAGGTGGCATATCATTCAAGGGTAGAATTGTTGGAAACGGCTTTATATCACCGCATGCATCTCTCCCGGATCCTTGCAATTTGGAAATGTCAACATCACCGGGTACGGTAATAAAAGTTATTAACATGCATACCACTTTCACTTCGGTGAGCGGCTATTCCGGCCGGATCCCGAGTATTGGAGACTCTGTAATTGTAAAATTGCAAGCAGGAGATATAAAGTTTAATTTGCAGTCTGCAATTTTTACAGAAATCTTCGATGCCTCCTCATCCAGCCAAGTAGCCTCCGCCATGGCATCTGCCTGCACTAATTTAGCCTCTAGGTTTGATCACTTTGATGCCGCCCAAGATCTTGGCGATCTCACGATTGCTTATGCGTCCTTCGAATTCGAAGGACCAAACATACCAAATATAACCCGAGCCCAAGCGCAGCCGATGATTGATTCAATTATGGCTACGCTAACCGAGGACCCAAGCAAGTTGGGGTATACTCCGCTCGCCACCGGTGAATGTGGGTTCCCGACAGATTTCTTTGGCGCCACCCCGAATACTGCACAAGCCGCCCTCATCGCTGCCTATCCCGTTACACAGTGTGAAACCAGAACTATCGGAAGAACAAGTAGAAACCAAGCCGCAAGCGTCACTGGTCATCCTACTTGGGTTGCAACCCTGCAAGAAGTTTATCGTTTAGCCCGACTGGAATCATGGTGGGAACCATACGTAACAGCAAACGAAGTTGATCCTATCACCTTTTCAAGCGGTTACCGATCGATCGAAACACAGATATACCTCAGAATGGCAAACGGTGGACACAGAACTTTTGATCAAGTTATGAGCAGCCCCACTTCACCATCTTGTAACCCCCCGACAGCGCGCCCCGGAAAATCTAGACACCAATTGGGTGTCGCAATGGATTTTGGCGGTGAGTTAGGAGCTTCCTTCTCCTCAGTATCTCATAAGTGGCTCATAAGCCTCGGATTGCGCGGTAACAGCACACTTAATATTAAAAACTATCAAGACGAAGCATGGCACTGGAGTGCAGACGGTTCTTGAATAAAATCGGGTTAGTATAAATGGCAAAGAAATCAAAAATATATGACCACTCTTTATTGGGTGCGTTACGACAAACAATTGTAATTCCACCTGCGCAAACTTTGTCGGATCAGAAAGAAACAATGAATACCGTGGGTAGTCATTCTGGGCTATACAATAGCGTAGTTGAAGAGCCAAGAGTAAATTTTGTAGCTGCAGGCAATAACATACTGTTGACGGATAGCACAAAAAATGTCGGAATCGTCATTGGTTCAGATCGACCTTCAACCCAAGCTTCTGGCTATGGTGGTAAAGGCGCCCAAAAGGCCAACACCATTGATTTGGTGGTAGGAAGAATCGCTTCCAACTCAAAGCTGCCTGACGGATATTCAGTTAATAACTCTTTCAGCGGCGATGCAGCAAGAATCTATATCAGCCAAATGACTGATATAGATATAAACTTTGGTATAGAGCCCGGACAAGCCGGTCGAATCAAAGGTCGAAGTGGTATCGGTATTAAAGCCGACGCCGTACGAATAATCGGTCGTGAAGGGGTAAAAATAGTCTCCGGGCGCTCTTACGCTTTTAAGGGACATGGACTCTTCGGCGAACAAAACTCACGCGGCGGTAAAATAACGCAACCTGCACCTCCAATTGAATTGATTGCCGGTAATATAAAACAAGAATCCGGATTTTTAGGTCTCGGACCAACAACCAGAATTTTGCAAGGTGTTGCTAAAGGTGAACACGTACGAGATGCTTTCAGAGAATTGTCAGAAATTGTTGATGATATTTGGTCATCCTTGTTCAACTTATCAATATTAAATATTACGGCATTTGCTTCGCTTGGAGTTACACCGATCCCATGGCATGCAGCAGCATGCACGCTTGCAGGTTCGCAAATCGGCGCCTGGGTTTTGCCTAGCCTATACCACAGCAGAGTAAACAAAACTTTGTGGGAGGTCAACTACGTTAAACCTTTTGGAGATAAATATGTTGTTAGTACAAACGTGTTTGCTACGTAAGGAATGGATTAAAAATGGCAGAATCTAAATTTTTACAATTTCAAGATAAAACCGGTGATGGTTTAAACGACAAGTGTGATGACATCATAGATGTTGTTCCTGGGAAAAAGTGCCCTACATGCATACCAAATCCAAATTTTATTACTCCGAACTGGAGACTCAGGGAATCAACTGAGCCGTGGTTTAACGAAAAGTTCTGTAAGTATCAGATTTCCGTTCAAACAAGTTACCAAAATATTATTGATATCGAGCCGATTTATTCAGAATATAGAGATGAGGCGATTGAAGGATTATTAATCGGATTCAACAAAGCAGATACTGAAGAGACAAGAGAAGCGCTCTCAGAATCCCTCGAAAACCAAACGTATGAGCTTGATCCACGACCGTTATCATACGCTAAACTATTATATTCTGTGCCCTTCGACGTACTAGCAAATTTCCCACCAGCGGAATCAGAAGAAGACGATGAAGAAGAAGAAGAAAAAATCCCCGGTAACCCTATTGTGGTTGAGATGGAAGCAGACCTTATCCAGTCCCGCCTTATTCGTGTCCGTAAAGCATTCAATCTTTATTCGAGATTTTATAGAGTATACAATTACGTGGAGGGCGGTAAAATCGTCTTCGAAGAAAAAAATAATCTGTATTCTATTAAACAATTTAGTCGGTATGGAGATGCGGGACTTTTTCCAAATAGTACATTGGCAAAACTCTTAACGTCATTAGACGGATTTTTAAACGACAAAGGGCTCAATATATTCGGCGTAGGCAAGATCTCTTTTGGAACCGATAGGGTCACTAAAATTGAATTTAAGTTTTCTTCAAAATACGAATTAAAAAGATTAAGAGTCTGGACGTTAGGATGCGGCGGCAAGCCCTATGTTTTTAAAAAGAAAAGATTAAAGCCTCTTGTATCAACACAAGCTTGGAAGGATCGAACTGCAGTAGCTTATTTCGCGCAACTAAACAAAATAGATCAAAAATTGCAAGCTCGCGAAGCAGTACATTGGCTTGAAATAGTTACAGAATTTACTTATCCTAAAGTGTATGAAACTTTTGACTGGCCACAAGAAGGAGCTACCGATACTTCGCTAAGCTGTATAGCCGATTCTATTGCCACTGAAGGGAAAAATTTAGGTCAAGACATCCTGGACGAGTTCCTTAGTATCGGAGATGCATTAGCGTACCAGTTTAATAAAGATATTTGTTCTAAAACATTCGACTCCTTCCAGAAGAAACAAATAGATATGGGTATCGTAATCGACCCAGATAGCTTCGATCCCGTCACCGGAAAATTAGGGCAACCCAAAAAGTTAATGCAGTTTGCAACAGAGCAAGCGTTCCAACAGATGGAAGATGATGAACAAATATTCGTATCGATCTGCGCAAACTTTTTAGGAGGGTTCAGCGGAATTTCAATACCCGGCGCCGAAGAGATGCTGGATAACTTATTCGCCGACGGTTTAGACCGACTTAAAATTTGCGGGCTATTTGACTTAGTAATGGAAGTCATGGGCTGCCTCTTAGCCGGACTTAGCTTAGAAGCATCCTTGTCTAGTATTATTGCTGCAGCCCTCCGAGGCATGTCTGTCGAGAATCTCGGAGACTTTTTCATAGGACTTCCTCCCGAAAAACAAGCGGAATTGGAAAAATTAGTAGAGAAGAAAATCAACGAAGGAGACATTTTAAAAGATCCGACCGGTGCCGCCCTTGAAGGCGGGTTAGGTGTAGCTTCAGATGTAACGTCAGGTAAGTTAAAATATACTCCTCCATGGAAAAGAACTCCGCCAAACACATCAAGTTCTCCAGAAGGTGATCCTGAAACATTGAACAGAAGCAATCGCGCCAGCGCCGCATCCGGATCCTCGGAGCTAACAAGAAGAACGTTGGCACAACAGTTTGACGTACAAGGTAATGCTGAAAATGAACTAAGTGACAATATTATTATAGAAGCATATATTAAAGCACTTATCGAAGTATACGCGAATGATTTACTATCTGTAACAGATATGCTCAATAAGTATCCAGGCGCCCAGATGATCACCAAGCTTATTCTGGCGCTTGACTGCCCAAGACCTCCTATCCTAGGACCCAATTTCTTAGACTTCATCAAAGATATAGATTTACCGTGGTGCCGCTCTTTGCGCGACATGAAGTTGCCAAAATTATCTAATCCTTTTGGCTGGATCCCTAAACTTTCTGATCTTCCTTGGATTATTTTTCAACTTTTAAAAATTGTATTGCAAAAAATACTCATAATGATTATTGTCAAAATAATGATTAAAATTTGTGAACTACTGGGCTCAGCAATTTGTAAAGCTCTCGAAGCCTTGGGTTCGTTGGTAGGTTCTTTACCTGGTCTTTTAAACGGCAGCACATCATTCAGAGATGTTATCCGAGACGCGATTTGCGGAGATTCAGCTAGCGATGAACAAATCGATGATACAATCGCAGATATGTTTGAAAAACTCGGCGTCGGTGGCGCGGCGTTGGCAGATAAGGATGCAGTAGTATCTTTTGCTGGTGATCTCTCTTCTGCTGTCACACGCAGCGAAATGATGAATGCGTTTTTAGGAGATATGTCCAGTGAGATGTCAACTGCCGCGTATAACTTGGTCCAATATGAATATCCTCAATTTTCCGAAGCGTTCCCTACTAGAGAATCGATTGGCGATTTTATGGCCAATTGCGGAACATTAATACCAGAAGAAGTAAAACAAAGCATGCGTGATTTTATGTCAGATTTACCAGATGACGATAATTTCCCAGCAAATCCAACATTGTGTGCCACCCCAGATCAATTAGACAAGTTTAAAGAAATGCGTTGTGCACTGCTTGAAGGTAGAGCCACACCGGAACAGTGTGACACTATGTTCAACAACTTACAAGATGACCTTCAAGATGATCTAGAGAGTCTTGCCACAGTGATGCAACAAGGTTTCATTGATCCAGACGCTATTGGTATGCCACCGTTGGTTTCTCAGCCCGGTTGCGAAGACGGATTAATACCGTTTGAGTCGGAACAACAAAAAATAGCAGTATCCACAAGTTTAGCTGGTAACCTAAAAGCCCTCAAAAAAGATTACGCTGAAGATTTGATAGGAAACGGCGGTATATTTGGCGAATGGGGTCTGCTCAACATGGTATTAGCCGATACCATGGGACAACCATTAACAGCTCACTGGAGAAAGAGTTCGCTAAACCCCCGGTATGTTGATTTTGTCACAGACACGTCAGAAGATATTCCAGATGAAAATAATTTCATGCTGTTTTGGTCAGATCCATCCGCAACAGAACTACAACGAGGTAATTTTCCTTACAAGGTAGCCGAATATTTGCAAACTCAATTCGTAGAGTTGCCACTCACAGTTGAGTTAAACAATAATTGGAAGGGCGCTTCTAGTGTTACTAAGACTTTCGACGAACTCGGATTTACGGGCTTGTTTGGGGGAGTAGATATCAACAGGATATCAATACCAGATATGGGATACAATGTGTCGCTAGAGACCTATTTAGGTACAGAGCGGATGAAGGTTGTAAGACAAGGACGCAAAGCGGACGAAGATATAAAGCTTCAGTTTAGAGACAATAACAAAGGTCGAAGAGGTGGACCGGCATCTGAAGGAACCAACTTTGCATACGGGTTTGATATCGATGTATATTTTGCTGATCTAGAATCGAATGGTTCGGTTATATCAAATATAGGCACACCATTTGATCCAGTTGATTCAACAAGAATAAACATAAATAATGTCTACGATTTGAAAGCTATGTATCGATCTGATCTTAAAGTATTAATGTCAAAAGAACAGTGGAAAGAATATAAAGAGGCGCGCTCCGGCGGATCTACTGCTCTTATGTACGATAGACTTTACGAATTTGTTGCAATTGATAATACTTTTGGCGAGATAGACCCAACACAATATCCATCTTTCTCAGAATGTTACTCAACCCAACGTGCACACACCCCCGGCGTTTATCTATTACAAGATATTATTAGAAATAATTCGCAGACAAACTCTTCTCCGAATGCTACATCTCTTAACGAACACATCAATAAAGTTATAAATCAATTATTTGTAAACTTTAAAGCAGAAATAGCGAATAATGATTCTGCATTCATGTTTGGAGCAAAATATGACACGCTGGTCGAGGAAGATGCTGAATATGTTGTAGAAAAAGACCAGACGCTATCTGCTGCTGGTACACCTTACGAAGAAGCAGAGATAGAAGATGATGAGGGAGAAAGAAGAACTCTAAGAAACTCAGATATGATTTTGGGTGTGAGCAAAGACCAACTGGAAAAGGGCACCGACGCCCGGGTTTACTATCTTGACCCTACCACTTATGGCGGATCTTATACTAATCCTGGTATTTATATTAAGCCGTTAGAACACGAAGGATACTTAGGAATGGTTAATATCATGTTTCCTGATTTTAGTCCGTGCAAGCCAAGAAATACAGATCTGGTAGACTTTGGCTCAATTGCCAAAGAGATCTCGGATTCCTACAATGAAATCCCGGAAGACCAAAGATTACAATCGGATCCAGATTGTGTGACTGAAGTACCATATAACCGGATTTTAAATCGCAGCGCAAAAGCAGGAATCCAAGGATTAATCCGGGCCGCATGTAGAATCTATGCGAGTGTTCACTATTTGAAGTCATATGCAACATTTTCCGTATTTAAACCAGATTTTGAAAACGTTTTCAGTACTATATACCCACAATATATTGTTGAGAATATGGAAAGATCTTTTAGAGATGCGCAAGGTGCCGGATGGGAATGGTTCAACACTTTCAAGGACGATGAATTTTGGTATTCCTTCTTAGAGCAATCGGTCCAAACTTATGGAAGATTGGTCGATGCTGGAACAATTGTAGATCCCCCAGAGGCAGTCTTGCACGCTCTATTCAGGATTAATGATGCCCAAGAAGCCTACAAATACCCAAGGATCACAGATAGAAGAAACGACGTTAAAATTGCAAATATTGTAGACGAGACTAAAGCTCCGTACTTTTGGCCACTTAAAACAAGAGGGCTGCGTACGTACCGCGATGAGAAGAATTTTGAAGCAATTCAAGCAACTGAAGAAGATGCAAAAATTGTTCTAAAAGAATTTGTTATGCAGGAACTGAAATTTCTTAGTAATAAATTTTTAACAAACATGGACCATGCCGGCGTCGAGCCAAAAATCAATGATTTGTTCTACTATATCTTGTCTAATATGACTCAAGGTGGAGAAACTTTGGATCTGGATAAGAAAATAATTGAAGAACCAATTGGGCTACCCATGGAAGGTTCTGAACACTATACGGCTGGATCGGAACTATCGCATCCCGAAGGCGGAGAATATGTTGGATATTACCACATTCACCCCGATCAAGATGGAAACATCACATATATGGAGGGAGAGTTTCATACAACCACAGAGCATACAACTTTAATACCCTTTGCAAATAAATTAATTGTGCCGATCGGTGATGTGAATGAATACAACTCAGGCACTGTATACACAACTGATGATGCCGCACCATTTGTGATTGAAAAATACATTTCGCTTAACGGTATAAAAAGCAATCCTACCGCGGCAATTGCAAAAATCAAAGAAAGTGACCCGGCAGCCAATATTTCAGAAATCTACCCAGGCGATTTAGAACTGGTCTACCCAATCGGTCAAGATGGCGAGCAAAACAAAACGCTGCCTCCTGTGGGTACCTCGGGTCAGTTGGGCGCCAGATACGGACTAATGTTTTCTGTAATGATCAACGCCGTAAAATATACGTTAGTGACGACGGAAATGGACATGTTAGATTTAACTGTGGGGCAATCTGCTCCGATCGAAGCTAATAGTAAACTGCTACTTTGTCTAATCAACCAGCTTAAAGAATTAAAAGAAACAAAGTATGCTATTAACGGTGTTTACTCCGCCAAAAAAGTACCATCAATTTTAGCAATTTACAATGATATGGGATTCTTACCATCTATTGGAGAACTTACTGTGGCAGAAGGAGACACCAAGCCGAGCTTCTTTGACACCGCCACGCCCACCTTCGATTCAAAACCGGGGATAAAAGTTACATTTCCAAATGCTCCGGAGAATTGGGCCGCGGATTATGAAGGCTCTAACGCAGCATGGGCTGCGTATAGCGACAGACAAATATTTACTCCATTTAATCTAGACTGGGATGATTGGGATCAATCATTGCTCAAGAGTTCAAAAAGTAGAATTAAAAAATTATTTAAACGATATTATTACGATCGAGATTTTAATCCCTTTGAGCCCGAGGGCGAACAAACAGATTACGCTGCGTTAGTGGTTAAGAACTTAAAAGCTTCGCTGCAACCGGCGTCAGGTAAAAGAATTTTACCATGGTTTAAAAGAAGAAATTTACGCGATAATCCATTTAATGCGAATGGAGAATTGTGTAAAAAAGAAGATAATTAAATTAACGAGATAATTATAACAGGTTTTAATTATGGCACTTGGCGTATCACTACCAATTAACAGAGACTCTTCCGACGGATTTGCTATGAATTATAGCGTCAAGGAGACGCTGCGTCAAAATTTTATCATGCTGTTATTAACCAATCCTGGAGAAAGAGTGATGGAGCCGGCTTTTGGTGTTGGCATTAAAACATTCTTGTTTACAAATAAGTCCGAGAATTATCGATCGCCAATTATAGCTAAAATAAATCAGCAGGTAAAGAGATATATGCCAGCTATAATCATCGGCGCAATAGACTTTGCCGAACCGGCACAGGATTTAAATTCAATATCGATGAGAATAACCTATTCAATACCAGATATGGCAATAAAAGATTTAATAGAACTTACTATTTAATGTGAGGAAAACAAATGGCAGAAGATCAGAAAAAATTCTTACCCATAGATTATACCAATAGAGAATTCACTGAGATCCGACAAGATCTTTTGGAGATGGCGGAACGCTTTTATCCAGATACCTTTCAAGATTTTAGTGAGGCTTCGTTCGGAGCTATGATGTTGGATGCGGTTGCATATGTAGGAGATCAACTTAATTTTTATTTAGATTATAATATTAATGAATCCTTTCTGGATACCTCCTTTCAATATGGAAATGTTGTGCGCCACGGAAGAGCTTTGGGATATAAAGCCACCGGTCGAGCATCCACTTTCGGAGAAGTAAACTTATATGTACAGATCCCAGCACTTTCTAGTGGTTTAGGCCCAGACGTACGCTATATTCCAATTTTAAAAAGAGGAACTAGATTTACTTCTAAAAATGGGCTATCCTTTATGTTGATAGAGAATACTGATTTTAATGATCCATCAAACCCGGTTATAGTATCCCAGGTTGACAACACTACCGGCGCCCCCACTTACTATGCTATCCGCGCGCAGGGTAAAGTTGTTTCTGGAAAACTTGGATCGCAAACTGTGAAAGTTGGTGCTTTTGAAAGATTTAAGAAGGTGCGCCTAACTAATCGAAATATTGTAGAAATCATTTCAGTATTTGATGCAGAAGGTAATCAATATTATGAAGTTGAGTACCTAGCACAAGACATGGTATATAAAGAATTATCTAATGATAATTTTAAAAACGATAACGTCGCCTCGGTGCTCAAACCAATGTTGGTCTCAAGAAAGTTTGTTTCGGAGCACACCAGAAATGGATATTTTTTACAGTTTGGTTCTGGCGACGCCAATGAGACAGACGTGGTAGCATCACCACAGTCAGTTGCAATTGATGTTTTTGGCAAGGACTACGTGACTAACACATCCTTCGATCCAACAAGACTGTCAAAAAATACTAGTTATGGAATTGTTCCGTCTAACACATCGCTTTTCGTTGTTTATCGAACTACCAACAACACAAACTCAAACGTTGCAGCAAACTCTGTAAATGTTGTATCGGCGCCCTTGTTAGAATTTGAAAACAGATCTGTCCTAACTAATGGTGCGATAAACACATTGATCAGTAGTTTAGAAGTGTCCAATAGTAAACCGATTACAGGCGATGTAACAAACCCATCGACCTCTGAAATTAAAAGAAGAATTTACGACACATTCCCGACTCAGAACCGAGCAGTCACACAAGCTGACTATGAAAATATAGCTTATAGAATGCCAGGAAAATATGGTTCTATTAAAAGGTGTGTGGTACTCAAAGACCAAGATTCTATGAAAAGAAACTTAAACATGTATGTTATTTCTGAAGATAGTTTTCGAAAATTAACGACTACAAATAATACGATTAAAACAAATTTACAAACATGGCTAAATAATTATCGAATGATTAACGACACGATTGATATTTTAGACCCGTACATCATCAACCTAGGAGTTGACTTTACTATTAAGCTGAAGCCCGGTATGAATCGATCAGATATTCAAGCCATCGCAGTCGAGAAAATTCGAAAAGCATTTGCAGAAGGGTTCTTTATCGGAGAGTCGCTGTATGTTAGCAATTTGTACTCGATTTTGAAAGATATAGATGCTGTTTTAGATGTCTCGAGCGTAAAAATAACCAACAAAAGTGGCGGACAGTACTCTGCAACATCATTTGTAATAAATAAAAATCTGTCCCCCGATGGTAGTCAACTCTTATGTCCAGAGAATGCAATTTTTGAAATAAAATATCCAGAAGTGGACATCCGAGGCAAGATTAAATAATGGGATTATTAAGATATACGGCATCAGCAGACAATACCATCGTTAGCGCATACGAGCCAAATTTGACAACTCGCGGTTCAGGCGCCAATTGTGGTGCCTCCGACATATTAGAAGTGTTCTCTATTTATGGCAGGATATCTTCTGCATCGCAAGAACTATCCCGCGCCTTAATTAAATTTCCAACGACGGGGATTACAGCAGATCGTACTGCCGGCACTATACCAGCTAGCGGCAGCGTTAGTTTTTATCTTAAATTGTTTAATGCACAACACTCCGCAACAACCCCAATCGAATATAAATTAAATGTTGCTGCCGTAACTGAAGATTGGGAAGAAGGAATTGGACTTGATCTGGTTGCTTACAAAGATCTGAATAAAGGTCAGATAGGATCCGACTGGATCCAAAGAAAGAAAGGATCAACCTGGGGCATGCCAGGAGGTAGTTACAGAGAAGATTCAGATTACTTATATACAACTCACTTATCCAATGGCTTAGAAAACATAGAAGTTAATATAACTCCCCTAGTTGAGCGATGGTTAGCTGGAACCCAAACAAACTATGGCGTTAATGTAAGATTATCAGCTTCATACGAGGCATCCGCTTCAGAAACCTATGCCGGCATCGATTCTAGTGTTATAACCAACTCTGCCGGCGCAAGAGAT